GAAGGTCTGGGATTTGAGGGAGCGTAATAGTCTGAGACTGGAGTTGTCCCAGAGAGCCTTGCTGACCCGCTGGAGCAAGAGAGCCATTCTGGTTCTGTGTAATATAACGAGGGAACTCCATATAGGGGACAACACTCTTAGGAGGAAGAGGCACATCCAGAGAGGGAGTTAGGAACTGGCAGTTCATTACGGGATTGACCCACTGAGAAGAAGCCGTGTTAGAGAACACAAGAGAACTTGCCACAATCTGAGGGTGATTAGCACAGTCGCCAGTGAGAATAGGGTCAGCACCAAGAGGTGAGGCACTATTGGGGATAGGTGAATACTGTGTCTTAAGAATGCGGTTAAGAGCCACACCACTCTTGAAGTTCATAATCAACTGGATGTTGTTAATACCAAAGAGACCCGTATCGTGTTCTTGGTCGTTGGCGAACACAAAGGGAGAGAGAGTTAGGAGTTCAACAGAAGAGAAAGACCAGTATAACTGGGCGAGGGTCTGGGGAACAATAACTGCCGGTGTGCCAGAGTTATAAGGCACTACCGCAGATGACACGGGCATACCATTCCAGAACCACTGGACGGCTGGGAGACCAGTTGTAGCACCAGAGACAAAGGAAGGAGGGATATAACTATCAGAACCCACTTGGGCTACTCTCGCACCATTAGGCTTACAGAAGTAGAAACCGGGGAATGCTCCATTAGGCACTTCATCAATATTCATAGCCTCGCCGTAGCCGTTAGTGGGTGCGTTAATAGCATTAAGATTAGCCATACCAAGGTAGTTGGCTTGGTATTTATCCATCTTTGTAGGGCAAGTTCTCTGTTTCGTATTACACTTGTAGTCAGTTAGACGCATAACCTCCATCAGCACATCTTGGGAGTTAATAACGGATGTAGTGTCGTTAATCGTGGCAGTTAGGGTCTGGCAGAGGTAGTTAAGAGGGAAGGGCTGGAGAGAGAAATCACGACCCGGGGCTACTACAACCTCGGCATCAATAGGGTAAGCACCAAGAGCGGGTGAGGCATAGCCAAGACCAGTATCCCACACACAAGCACCCGTAGATGTGCCAGAAGAACCACCAACATTCACTACATTCATATTAAAGCGACCCTCTGCCCCCCAACGCAAAGCCCTATCAACGAATACATTCTCAGAAGGAACATACACATTAAAAGTCATCTGTGATGCCGTAGAGGCAATGGCGTTAAAAGGGGCGTTAGTAAGAGACAAAGCACCCTTCTCCACTGCGTAGCGAGGGCGGGACTGAACGATACGGTCGTCAAAGACTGCCTCCTTCTGAATGTCAGCACTCATTATATACTATACCCACATAAAATATTCCAGTGAAAATGGAATGTTTTAGGAATGTTGTAGCCGGAAGATATTAATAACCACCTCCACTCATAGCCCTTGCCTCCTCGCCCTTAGACATTTGCTTCTTGCGGAACATTAACTTGAAAGATACAGAGGAGAGATTAAACATCTGAATGGGATATAATCCATTATCCAGACGGTTCTTCCAGAATACTTGAATATCAATATTACGAATGTCTGTCTTAGAGTTCTGGAAGTCTGCCATTCTGTATTCGGCACTCGGAGCGTAGTAAATCATCTTACGATAAGCAGATGGGTCTGAAGATAAGTCCAGAGCCACATCTGTAATAATAGGGGTGAAGGCACTCTGGCTTGTCGTAGTGCTATTGCCGGTATTACGAGTTCCAAGAGCGTTAGGAGGGGCAGTCTGCTCGTTCATTAGCGGGAGTAGAGTGCTTGTAAAAACAATACTATCAATCGGAGACCAGAGAGTGCTTGTGCTTGTATAGTTCTGGGTCATACGACACCATACCCCAGTATAGCCTTGGGGAGGTGCGACTGCTGGGGCTGGTAGAAGGTTCTCATTTAGTCCTTGGACTTCTACCACTTGTAGATTGGTGTATCCAGCGGGATAGAGGACTGCTGGGGTTGCTGGTGTAGTCCAGCCGTATCCAGTGGGATGTGTCGGGCTATTCAAATATACATTGTCAAAGTTGGCAAAGAGACCCTCAGAGTTCGTATTTAGATACAGAGCCATCTTAACTCCAGTAATGCCGGTAGGGGCTTGTGTAGAATAATAAGCACTGGGATAGGAGATAGAGAAAAGCCCAGAAGCATAGTCGTAAGTCATAATAGGACTGGGGAATAGGACTTGCCAAGCACCATAGGTAGTAGGAGCAGTAGTAGGTTCTGCCGTATGCCATAAGTTATACACGGCTTGATTAGCAGTATCCAGAGCCTTATTAACCAAATCAACCCAATGACTATAAGTATAGACCCAGTAATAGCGAGATGATAGGTCTTGGGGCTGACCCAAATCTGGGCTGGTAATCTGCCAATAAAGAGTAGTTCTGGATGTGGCTGGGTCTGTGTAAGAAGCCGTAGTAGGGTTCTGGTTAAGATTGGGTGGAGCAGTAGGAGGCATAGTATTAGCAACATAATACAGTCCATTGGGCGTGTAATACACGATATTACCGGGCTGGTATGTGCGAGTGCCTACCCATCCTTGGTCTGTCCCTAATACAAAGTTAGGCACATAGTTAGGACTTGCCATACTACGAGGCTTAGGGGCTAAGATAGGGTTCTGTGTCTCAGAAACATAAGACACATAAGTAATAGGTGGAGCAAAGTTATAGACTGTTGTTCCTACTGTGCCTTCCCAAGTAATACCAAATCCATACTCTGTTAGATTAACATCTGTCTGACCCGTAGAACTCTGTATAGCCGGAATGAAGAGTGGTAAATCCTTATTAGCACCATTCAGCACAAAACGAATGATACTAAACTGATACTTAGAAGCATCCTTGATAATAGCCGTATCACGAGTTTCGTTAAACTTAATCTGGGGGTCTATTAGCGTATTGTTGCTCGGCGTATCATCAGTGTTGTTATTGACGATACTGGCGTTGTAATACACAATATCCGGGTCATTCACATTACCAATACTCTCAAACGAAGACTGATATGTGAAGCGTCCGCTCATTCTATATACTTAGTAATAGATTTATTTGCCTAACTTTTCTGCGGTCAGTGCCGATACGAAGTTGTCTGGTGTCATACCGGAACTATCCATAACCTTCTTATACTTCTCTAAAGAGTAAGGAGCGTATAAACATCTGACTACACTATGCCTACCACAAGTATTGACATCTTTCTTCTCCTTCTGGAATGGATATGTGTTATAGTATATCTTTCTACCAGATGCTCTGAATAGACGAGTTAATAGTGGTTCATCTTCTCCTAAGGCTTCTCTATTCTCTTCTGGGACACTTTCTAAGGCTTGTTCTGGTGGTTCTCCATAGGGGTCAAAGAACTCTATCCTATCACCCTTATTTAGCATACAGACCCAATGACCCGTAGTATCATTCTCGGTCAGATATAACATTATACAACGCCCCTTAGCATCAAAGGCTTCATCTATAGAAGACATTTTCCCTAAGTCCGGGTATGTGATAATCTTAATGTCTCTTCCTAATATCTTTCTAATATCGGCATCAGACAATGGGTATGATTTTATGCGTCCTAAGCCACGCTCAGACATTCTAATCTATACTATAGAATAGAATATGTGGGGTAGTCCTCTGAAACCCAAGAAAGAGAAGAAGGTGCTTTCATCAGAACCAACACCCACTAAGAGCATAGAAAAAGAACTGGAGAAGTTCAAACCAGTTAAACTGACTATGACGAAATCGGAGGCTAAGAAAATCCTTGATTATAAAAAAGACTTAGCCTATCAACAAATAGAATGGGTTCAGAAGTGGATGGAGACTGTTATTAGGGAACGCTCTTATCCTCCTCAACTGGCTGGGGCAGATGCCTACGGACAGATGATGCTTTTTTTAAATCCAACGGACGCACTGGCTCTTTTGGAACGGATACGGTCAGACTTTCTGAAGACAGTGCCTCTGGAGAAGAAGAAGGAGGAGGACGACTATCAGTTTCTTGCTTCACTGGAGTTGGGGGCATATCACGAACATCTACCCCAACCTCATAAAACTTCCCACAACAATCTGATACAAGACGATGACCTTTAATAGACATCCATACCTTGTATAGAATAAATAATATTGCTATTGAACCCGTGGATACTCCCGCCGACGCTAAGTATGTCTCCATTATAATAGATGCCAAGAATATCTCCACAGAAATGTGTTGAACTATTGGAGGGACTACATACTATGACTACCGTATGCTGGGAACTATCAAAGAACCCGGAACTAACTACAAACTTAGAAGAGATGAAGACCCTTTTAGAACGAATGATACAAACTATTTCAAATACGCTACTATTAGAGCAAAAGAACTCTTAAGAGTGGGTTGGGCGGGGTTGCCCTTTCCGCAAACTTTTTTAGCCGTGCTTTTTTCTCTATATATAAAAGGAGAATATGATGTCTATAGTATCATATAGTTTTTGTATATGATAAGATAGGTATATGATTTTTTTGGATTTTTATATGTGCGGAAAGCCCAACCCCGTCCAACCCCATCCACATAGCCCAAAACTACTCTTGAGACCTCCAGTAAAGAACGCATTTTGTAGAGTATTTGAATAGAGATTTCAGATTGTATTTCTTTAGTGTGAAGTGTTCCTCGTTGAGACCCCTCCATCTACCGGGCGTATCCAGAGTAGCATTGGGTAGTCCAGAGCAGTTAGTGATTAGGATTGCCTTATACTTCTTACAAGTCGTAGCCCAATCCATAAAGTTAATAACTTCATCATCCGTCCAGTGTTGTAGGACATCCTTGAGTATTAGGACATCTGCTGAACGCATACTATCACGCTCCATATAGCAGTTCTTTTCTTCAAAGTGCCATAGTTCATTCTGGTAGTGGGGTTCTAAGTTATGAGCCTTGATGACTTCTGGATAAATATCATATCCCGTATATTCAATCCCAGTATCCCAGTAAAGGGGGTAGAAGTGTCTAAGGTCTCCACAACCAGCATCTACGACTGAAGTATATCCAGAGCCTAATAGCCAACCACGGATAAAACAAACATAATGAATAGCATTCTCTATCTTAGAGCCGTCTCCAGATGAACCCTTGTAGTATTTGTCACCATTATTACCCCATACACCATTCTCGTAAATAAAGCGGAAGTTAATAGCGTGTTGTTCCGGAGGGGATGGCATCTACTCTGGAACGCCATTTCTTTAGAGTTTAGGGGACGCAGTGATACATAAAGATTTCTCTATACTATTATATATATGGAGTGTAGTAAGTGTAAGACACAAACAACGATAGGAGATTATAGCGGTTCGCAGTGTAGTCATTGTAAGTTAGTTCTTTGTAGGAGTTGCGATGACACAACTAATCTCTTACAATGGTGGGGTAATGAACCAACCGATAGGGATGGAACGGATATATATCTTTGTGATAAGTGTTTAGCAAAGCACACCGGGGTTAAGAAAGTAAGAAAGACTAAGAAGGCATTACTGGTTGAGAACTCTGGCGTGTTGAGTTGATAGTAGCCATTGAGGATAATGCTTATAGACGCATACCCATCTACCCATCTTCTTCAAATCTCTAACATCATCCTTAGTCATTCCTATGTGCGTTTTGAGTAAATAGCCGAGGGCGTGGAAGGAGGTTGCCATAGGATATACGATGATATGGGTTGCTTCGTTGAGGAGGAGACGGGTTTTCTTGTAGTTGGTAAGGTAGTGGGACAGACACAACATAGTAGTGTTAGTATGGCGACCCATAGTGGCGAGGTCATCTATTAACTTACTAACAACTTTTTCCGCATTACCAGTTAGTGTATCATAGTCATCAAATATAACTAAACAGTCCTTGAACTCGTCTAACTCGGGATAGTCATCAATAAATGTCTGAATATTGATACGCTTTAGGAAAGGTAGAGCATCCAGAGTGCTGTCTTCTCCTAACTTTGAAATCAAATAACACTCTCTATCTGGAAATAGTTTCTTATAACATTCGGCTATGCCTCTTGCTATATAAGACTTACCAGACCCGGAAGCACCCGCTATATAGAAGACTTCTCTCTTCTCTGGGTCTGGAGATGGGACTAACTGGAACTGACCGTCATCTGGTAAATCAATCTTAGTAGTCTTGATATTGTCAGATACTATGCGGTCGTAGAGTTTCTTGGCTAATGCGGTTTCACTAATCAGTTGTTCTGAAGCCATACCCTTGGAATAAGCCTCTTGAAGGCGTGTAATAAGTTTAGTGCGTTCTTGGGGTTTGAGGTCTCTTAGTTCAGTAGCATAGTTGTTAGGATTAATCTCTAACTTGGGCTTATCTCCCTTATGGTCGTCCTCGTGGATATAGAGAACCTTATTCTCGTATTTCCCGCCTTTGACAATAGCGATTGGCTTAGCACCCTTGACTTTATCAAAAGAAAGGCTTGGCATTCTATTAGAACCGGGTATTTTATTCAAAAGTGAGAAACACTATAGTCTTTTTCTATATGATAGGCTAAGTATGGAGTTCTCCACCATATAGGGTTGTAGCCTTGGATAGGTGGTGTAGGAGTTGGTCTTGGACTTGTTTGAGTATAGGAAGTGGGTCAGAAACCTTCATAGCAGTGTCTAACTTGGTAAGTATGGCACTCTCGGTTTTGAGATAATCCTCTAAAGAGTAAATACGGGCTAAGCGGTGTTTGAACCCAGCAATAGCATCTACTACTCTATTTTTAGGGACTGTCTGGTCTTCTAAGAGTTCTGCTAAGGTCTTCACATCAGAATAGACTACATAGAGTTTCCCCAGTTCAGAGTTTAGAATAGCATTGTATTTCTCTACTCGTGGTATATCGTTCTTAAGTTTTGCTAAAGCAAACTTGCGTTTAATAACCTTGAATAGATTACCTTCTGATTTCAATAACATAATACTCTCTTTTAGGGAGCGTTCTGGGTCTATATCATCTGGGTTAAGAACTTCATCTCCGTTATGGAACTCATATACGAACACAACCGCCTCGTTACCAATGCGTACATTCTTGCCGATG